CGGCATGTCGGAAAGCCTGGAGAATTGCAATATTTGTGACTCCCAGGCCTTTCGTCGTGTTCCGTCTATACCTTCCTATATAAACAAAATCAACAAGAGTTCCGACAAAAAAGTTGGATCTGTTGTCGAAGATTACATAAAGAAGAACAAGGAATCCATTTCGGAAGAGAAGAAAAAGTTGAGAGAAAAGGAATATAAAGCATGAGTTGGACAGTAATTTCGGGAGTTTTGCTCCTAATGCTTACATTTAGTTTGATTGTTCACGGCGGAGCCGTGTGGTATACAATCAACTTATTGAGACAAGTTAAATACTATGACGAAGAATTAACAGAAAACATCACAGTTATCAATAATTTTACCAACCATTTGAAGTCGGTCTATGAATTAGAGACTTTTTATGGTGATGAAACTCTGCGTCACTTGTTGGAGCACGCGCAAGATTTGACTTCTGTCTTTGATCAATACAGGTTGTATTCTGACGATGAAATAACAGAGGAAATCATAAATGACGACATCACCGAACCCGAAGCCTAAGAAAAGGCGCAGAATAAGAAGAAGCAAGAATTCAAGAAACTATTTTACGAAAGTAAATGAAGACGCGATAATTGAGTATAATAACTCAGATGACCCAGATCGAAGAGAGGAGCTTTACAGGACATTAATACAGGGTCCGCTCAGTGAAATGGTGGATAAAATTGTTTTTACCTATAGATTTACAACTCTCCCAAACATCGACACTTTGCGAGAAGACTGTAAAGTTTGGCTGACAACGGTCCTTGATAAGTTCAATCCAGACAGGGGCTCAAAAGCCTTTTCCTACTTTTCTGTCATAACTAAGAACTGGTTTATCCAAAAAGTAAAGAAAAATAAAAGAAGCCGCGCCCGAGAAATAGATTTTCAAAATTTGTCCAAAGAGATGGAAATGAAATACGTTGCCATCGAAATGGATTATGACGATCAACGCGAAAAAGATGAATTTTGGCAGCATTTATGGACGGAAATAGAAGGTTGGGATAAGATGAAGCTCCGAGACAATGAGAAAAAAGTTTTGGCGGCTATAAAAATACTACTAAGTTCCCCAGATGATATAGAAATTTTTAATAAGAAAGCTATTTATCTGTACATGCGGGAGATAACCGGTTTAAATACTAAACAAATAGTTAATTGTCTGAATAAGATGAGAAGCCGTTATAAAATCTTCAAAACCAAATGGGACCGGGGAGACTTATGAAAGAACTTGAAAAATACATCAACGAGGCGATCAACAATATTAGGAACGATAGAGATGTGACGCGTCGCCTATTGGATGATGTAATGGTTTATTTAAGTAATAGTGACGAAAGACATCGAGAAGTTGGCTTAACTGCGGCCAAATATGTCGAAACGCTGCAAAGATCAAACGAACAGCTTGTAAAAGTTGCAACCCTGATTCAAAAGAAGGAATCAAAACAAACTGGTCTCACCGACAAAGATAAAACAGAAATTTTTGATTTGTTGCAGGAAACCACAGATGTCACATAACGACGACCACGATGACAAGAAGAATCCCTTCTTCCCTCTCCCGGGTGACATGAACCCAATGTCTTCACCATTTGGTGGTTTTAAATTCACCAGATCGATGTTAGGTCGAGGAATAAATCAAGTAAAGGCCATGGGAGATTGGATAATTGACCAGGGACAGGACGCATTACCGACTTTCCCCGTTGAGGCCATCGCCTTGAAGGTGTTTCCACTTATAGAAACAGGATCTTTTATAAATGTGTTTTCTTTATTTTCCGGCGCAAAACAACCAAGAAGGGTAATTTGTTACATACCGGAGTTGCACGCCCACATTCCCATGTGGAAATCAGAAGCAACATCAGATCTTAGTGAAGAAGACAGAATAAAATATAATAAAAAAATATTAAGTTTAATTTCTGATGGTGGCGGATCTTTTATCATGCACGCCGACACTCCCGAATTTGGTGATACTGACATCACTGCGGGAGATCGCCTTTTGGTGGATTATCAAGATAGAAAAAACTTTGTTGGAGGGCGGGTTTTAAAAATTCTTGAAAAAAACGATGCCAATTTTCTCCCCGCCGAATGGTTCAATCCACCCGGCACATCAACTACAGGCGTGGATCCAAAAAAGGCAATAGAAACAGGAAATCCCGTTCCTCTTTCAGAGGTGGTTAATCCTGGAGCGGTGCTAGACGTACCGCCTGCCGTTTATGACAACGAGCAATTGGATCCTGACATTCCTCCGGAATTTCGGCCCTTTCTACATCCCCTTAACGGAAAATCAAACATTTCATCAGGAACTCCTCTGAGAAATACAAAAACAGGAACACACAGCGGCATTGACATGGGCTGGCAACCTTTGCCGATTTATGCCATGGCCGATGGTTATGTACATTATTCTACTCAACTTAAGGGGGAGTTGGTCGACAAAGAAGTCTCTGCCAGCTACATTTCTTCCGGATATATTAAGGAAGACTACGAAACAAGGGTCGATGAGCAAGGTAAAAAAACCTATTGGGTAAAGCGAGATAGAGGAATGAGCCAAACCGCCGGCTGGTATTGTGAAATTAAGCACTGGCATGAACGCGTCGAAGGCCACTCCAATGGTCAGGGTTTTGGCGGAAACAACGAAAAAGGATATGGTACTAGATATTTGCATCAAATGGCGCCCCCACTAGTTAAATCCGGCGAAAAAGTAAAGAGAGGCCAATTGTTAGGCTATGTTGGCGGTACCCCCTTTTTCTCGCCCCACATTCATTTGGATGTTGTATACAAAGGAATTTATGTCGACCCAGGACCCTACGTTTATATGGACATTGATGCCATCGCCATGATTGAGGACGGGGGAAACGGACACATTAGGAGTTCCAAATCAGATCCATCAGGCTGGGTACGAGAGCAGTTCAATGCTCCCAAAGGTGGGAGATCTGGAAAGATTAATTATAGAGTTGGAACTTTCATAACTGGTCAGCAATATACATGGCCGAAAACAGAAAAAGACCCATACGGATCATCATCTAGGCAGTGGTACAAGCCGGTTAGTGGAAATCCATTAACAACAGAAGAGCTAACCTTTGTTGTTATGCAGCCACCGCCAGACCTCGAAGATGACTTGGCGGCCAAAGATACAGCGAATGAAAAAGAGCCAGACATTGCAGATGTCCCCCAGCAGGCAATCCCAGAAGGCAAATAAAAGGAATTTAATTTAATGCTAACATTAATACCATCAATTATCGTACAAAACAAGTTGCAATCAGCCTTTATTTCAGTTGCAGCCCGTACTTACAAGTACCTCACGCAAGATGTAAAGGATATATCAGAAGTTGGAATTTCTGAATGTATAGATGATTCTCCTCTAAAGATTTCTCAAGAAACTTTTGATCCTTCTGTCGTGGGTCTTAACACGGCCCGAGCAACGGAGCCAGTACCTATTTTTAATAAAGCAGAATCAGAAAAAGTAATTTCTAATTTGAATAATGCTTCCATTGTCCTCGGTCGAGATAGGAGTGGCAGCAAAGCCAGCGGATATGGGGGGGCAGGACATTCGCAGTGTGGTTCGATTGACATTGTAGCTGGCCGAATGAGCGCAGTGGGGCCAAGATCTGATGTCTATGCCGATCCGAGTTTTAAGGCCGATGCTGCTAGAATTTATGTAAGTCAAAAGGCGGACATTGATGAGTATTTAAATTTAACCACTGGATGCGTCGGGAAATCCAAGTCCCGCTCGGCAATAGGAATAAAAGCAGATTCAGTTAGAATTGCCTCCCGCCAGGGAATCAAGCTTGTTACTGGCGCCGATGAGACAAATTCGTTCGGTGGCCTCCTTATGGCAACAAAAGGAATTGATCTAATTGCCGGAAATAACGACGAAGATCTACAGCCAATTCCAAAGGGAGATAATTTAGTTGAGGCGATAAGGGAACTCAAAGATAATTTAAGTGATCTAAATGGTGTTGTCATGACTTTTTTGACAAATCAGATGATTTTTAATGCCGGAGTACAGCTCCACACACACCAATTAACAGCAAGGCTGCCCTCCGTTGAGCTTCAACCGATCGGCGCATACACGGCATCCCAATTGATATCAAAGGTGCCTTCTGTGTGGCTGAACAAAGCAAATATGCTGATGTTTGAATTAAATTATTTGTATCCATTTTCGCAGAAATGGATTTGCGGATATAATAGGACAAACTAGGAGAATATGGCAGACAAATGTAAAATTGATTTCCCCGAAAAAGAGGTAGAATGTACGCCTCCCTCGGATTCGTGCAAGAAAGTCCCCCAGGTCACCCCAGATTGGAGAAATACTACAGCCCCCTTTAAAAATGAAAAAGCGGGGGTTTATTCAATCACGATTCCATTGCAGTTCGAGGCAAAAAATTTGTCAGAAATCCCAGACCAAGATGCTATTAAGACTCTAGCTATGGATGGCCTTCTTGATTTTTACGGTAAAGCTAGGGAGGGTATCTCCCCAATTGCTTCTTTCGAGGATCTGGAGCTGAAAGATTTATATGTCGACCCAAGATTTAAAATTCTGCCAAAAGTTCTGGTTAACATCCCGAGTGGCGTTTTTGAAAAAATCCCCACACTTTCGGAAGAGGGAGAGCTAGAAGTAGGACAAGTTACGCTCCCCACAGGAAGCGCCGAAGCAGGAGTGGCGGCAACTTTAAATACCTCCTCTTTCGAAGCCAGGGTTTTGGGCGCCCCCGAGGAAGGAGGAACAGAAGAAACTGAGACCCAAGATGCACGGAAAACTTTATACGTCGTCTTCAGGGCATCCAAAATAAGCGAGATGTTTGAGGACGTTGCAAAAAAAATGGCAGAATTGTCAAAACAGCAAATCGCCGCCGCCTACCAGGATCCGACCAACGCGGTGGATGTTAATTTGTCTCGCGAAGCTTCTAGGTTGCTGGGATTCAAGGGCGCCTTAATAGATTTTATTGAAAAGAATGGCCACGATCTAGCAGAAATACAAAAAATAAAACTTGGCATTGGAGGTCAGGTACAGTTTGTGAAGGTGGGCCCAAAAATAGGATGTTCAGAATTCTTGGTTCAGGGAATCGAGGTTTTTAGAGCACATCCGGATATATCGAGAGCGATAACTTTGGGCTTAGTTCAGAGGCTTCCTGAAATTTATAAAGATGTTAATGCACGCAATCCCATAGATTGGCTAACTTTTGTCAATACCTATATTCCCTCTTCAAATCCAGGTTCGGATTTTCTCGACATGAAATCGGCATCAGAGGTATATCCACTTAGGAAGTTTATCGCAGATCAATATAATAGCAAGCCTTTTAAAACCCTGCAAGACACACTAACAATAGCTAAGGCCATAAATGACCCCCAGTCCATGAGGCAAAGATACCAAATGTTAATTGACGAAAGAATCCCAATTAGCGACGAGGTAATAAATAATTTTCCTGAACTTGTAGAAAATTATGGTAATAATTCTGACATTTATACTTTGTGGGGAAATGTAATTAATACAGTCGGCGCAAGGGGTCTTTCTGCCATGGCCAGGGTGGGATTAAGTAAGGCCATGCAAGAGTTATCAATTAATGAAGTTAACGAACTTTTGTCAGCTAACTTCGTTTTGAATTTGGATAATGCGGCATTAGTCAATCTTATAAACATGATCCCCACAACAGAGACTGATGATGGAAGGACAAAGGTTGATTACAAAGCCGCAGAGATTCTGCTCTTAAAAGGAATACAAGATCATCAAAAACCATGGGACGAGGGCTTGAGAGAGGGAAGCTTTTCGAGTAACGAACTATCTCCCCAGAACCCCTCCTATGACGACGAGATTTTATCTTCTTATGAGGAAAAGTTGAGATTTGGTACTATTGCAAAAGAATCAAATTCGAGAGAAATGGAAGAAGTCTATAATGCCTATAGAGACGCAATCGTTCAAGAAATCCCCCCAGAACAAATTTTACAATTGGCAAACTTGAATTTCAGTGGCTCTGATTTTTATTCTACTTTTTGTTTAAAGCAGCCACCCTCTTTTACCGTTGGTGGCCAAATCCCCAGCCTCCCGGCCCTCCCTAAATTTAATAAACAAATCAAGCTCCCCAAATTTGCTAAATTTAATGTAGGTGATTTTTTAAGGCCACTCATAGAGGAGGCCAAAAAGATCATTCTTAAAATTATACTCAATACTATTTTGAACATAATTGGAAAGATTCTCGCCTCTATGGGAGATGGGATCCCCGACAAGCCAACCAATTTCGGAATAGAAAGTCTCCCGTCCTCTAATTTGAGAACCATAATAAAAAATTCTATACAACTGGGGCCGCAGGCCCCGGAGGCGGTGGATTCATATTTGACAGCTTTTTTGCAAAAAGTCGGCTTTACTATAGACATCTCAATGGAAACTAGACAGCAGGTTTCTAATTTCGTTGATGATATTTCAGTGACATTGACTGAATCTGAACTTATGTCGTTATTGAAGGGGGAGGCACAACCGGAAGTCTTAAAATTAGTTTCAGAATTGGCAAAATTAAGAAAAAGCCCCTTTTCGAATTCCTTGACCGACCCCAAGACGGTTGGTGATATGTTTATCGCGCTGAGTAACTTTATTCCATCAAATCTTTTGCAAGACGCAGATTTGGCTGACCTCATAAATCCCAGCAGCATCGGGGTTTGTAAAGAGCAGGGCGCCATAGATAAATTTAGTAAATTACGCTGTTCGTTACTACAACAAAATAAGGGACTGACTGAAGAGGAGTGTGCCGCTCACCTGGATACATTGAGGGAATTGGCAAAAAATGATATTGAGGATTTAAATAACATTCTTCAAAATTTGGATGAGATGTTGGGTTGTGCGATGCCCACAATCATGGCCGATCCGACCTGTCCGGACGAAGATGCCTCCTCTGCTCTCCTCCCACAATTGCCCCCCGAATTAATGGCTGTCACTGATAGCGCTACGGAAGCTTATTTTAGTGGGCTTAATATTTCCCTTATTGATGATTTGGTCGAAGATCAGGGCTTTTTAGATATGGTATTATCAGATAAAATGGGCGCCGGATACCGGCAACACAACGAAATGATTAATTCCTTCTTTGGGGCAGATACGAGCGCCAATCTTAGTATGTTCGGCCTCATTGCATCGCATGAAAATGGACCACCAGTTTCTGGATCCGGCCTCTTTTCTCTCTATGGCCTCATCCAATCCTCGATCGCAAATTTCCCAACAACTGTCGCAAAAAACCTAAAAATACAACTACAAGATATGCAGGGTAGCCAGCCAAACTTTAATCTATCGGAAGGAGGTGACTCGTCGGCCTTTACTTACACATTTCCAGAAACTAATGATGGCTATTCTTTCGCCCTGACAAATCAAAATTTAAATGGTGATGGATACACACTGATCTTGGAAGAAAAACTCGACAATAAGGCCGGCGATGAAATCATGATCACAGGCCGCGAAGATCAAGACTCAGATTTGCAAAATTATTTAACATCAAATCTTCAAGTTGATTTATTAACAGAAGGAAGATTAACAGCTCTCCAAAATACTTTGTTGGAAACTTGGAATTCTGCCGAGGGATATGACCCAGTTAATGACGCGTCCTTAAAGGACTACGGGTCGCAATTGTTTTATTATTTCTATAAGAAATATTTGAACGAGGCATCTCTTAAAATTACGGGCCCAGCCACCAGCGCGCTACCCGAGTCCTCCAATTCTTTTATGTTCGGATATGATCCTGATGATAAACCAACGGTTGTTTATTTGGATCACAACCAATTCGGAGGTACAGAGGAGAATCCTCCGTTTTATTTGGAGCCACCCATCCGCCAAGGCTGGCTAGGTGTTCTAGATAGGGCAGTTCCAGAAATAGACGGCGAAGACCCAAGAAGGGGAGGAATAGTTAACTTTTCAGAAATAACATCAAAGGTCAGAGAACAAACGCAACTGTTTCCAGACGATGATAGGCTGTATGTTAATCATAAGAAGATTTTTATTCCTCCGTTTTATCAAATTTTTGATAAAAGTACAAAAGCATTAATTGAGGGAGTCATACAGGCAACTGTAAGGATTTATATTATTGATGCGATGTTTAAGGGTCTCCCGGCCTTCAATATATTTAGCGTAAAGTTTCCAGAAAATTATGATGATGCCCTGGCAGCATACATAGTCGAGAAAATGAAGACTGGGCTCATCGAAGAAGGGAGAACACTCTTCGGTAAAAATGAGGATTCTTATTATTTAGAGTTTTTGGAGCAGATGGTTCAGTCGTTTGGAAATAAGGTAGATGTCGGATTGGCAGAACCAACACAGCCAGAGCAGGAAGCCATTGATTTCTTAAATAAAGAACAGGTAAAATTAAATAAAGACTGCAAACAGGATAAGAAATTCAAGAAAAAACAAAAATTAGAATTTCTCCGAAGAGAAGACATTCAGGAGGCATGCCAGATCATAGCTAAAAGATATATTAAAGAAGGCCTAGAAGAAGAATCACAAATTTTTAGAGAATCTATAACCCCGACTGCAATTGATGTCGACGCCATGTTCATCGCGAACGATAAGTGGATAAATGGAGACCTTGGTTCCGCTGAGGATCCCATTATGGATGTAGTTCCCAAGAACTCCGGAGGCCCCTATGACGTGGCGGAGTTTTACAATGTCGAAGGAAGCTCTCAAGGATTCCCAGATCCAACCGCAAAATTTGAATATATTCCCTTTGTTTTAGAAAGATATATAATGATTGAAGATTATAGTGAAGAAGAGGCTAAAGAAATGGGCCTCCCCCTTGAAATAACCAGTCGGCCCTCTAATTTATATGGAGTTGTCAACGTGGATGCGTGGAGTGATTATTTAGATTCTCCTGCGGTGGATGGAATTTCTTCCGATAAAGAAATAGAAGACTTTTGGAAAAGTTGGAAATTTGGAGTAAGAATAAGCATGCTTCCCCCCTCTAGTGACAAGGTCACCACTGGTGAAAATTGGGGAGAAATCTTTAAAAAGATGGCGTCAACAATAACACCAGAGGCGTGTCAAAGGCAGAAGGCTTTTAGGGTGGGGGGCGACCTCATTCCCCTCTTTCCGCTCATCATGCACGAGGCGCAAATAGAAAATTCCAGTATTATATCTCACAATGATGGTTCGATAATTGATACTTTTAATGAAAATCAAGAATGCTTATTGGTTGATTTTTTTGAAACTCCGCAATATAGATCAATTTTTAAATATTCCTTGTCTTTTTCTAGAATCTTGTCAATGCTAGCAATCTATACAATCAATGGATTTCTTCCTTCGCTCGGGGAAGATGATAATTGGCAAGAAAAAGCACCATTTTATTTTGGACCAAATAAGGGATTTAAGAGTTGGGATCGAGAGACGTTCAAAAAAACGAAAGATCAGGCAAGAATGATGTTTGAATCGCTCTATAATTCTCAAAACCCAAACTACAAAGATAGAAAACAATTGGGATTTGCAGATCATTATCAGATGGTAAAAACGATAAAGGCGCCCATCATTGATGAGGCCTTAAGATGGTGGGAGAGAAAATTACAAAGATTGCGCCCGTTTGATAAAGATGGAAATCCGAAAGATTACAGACGCGGAGAAAAAGAATTATCAGATGAATCGGAAATTGGTGACACTACAAGCCTAACTGGGGCGTCAGCAACGGCCGGCGCCTCTGGGTCCGGAAAGCCAACCATCACAATTCCCCCATCGCTTCCGAGCTTATCCATAGACGAGGATATGAGAAAATACGAGGTAGTCGTGCAGGAATTGGGAGAGGTTATAGAACACTTTACAAGCCTTGGATCTATTAATTTAGAGTCTCCATCCGATGCATCTGGCCCCCCATCTTCATTCGCAAAATATTTATACCAATTTTTCGGATTTTCGATGGCAAAGATCGAATTTGCTATAAAACTTGGAGCACCATCGGAAGTATCAATACCTGGGTTTGTTGACACTTCCACCGAGGGGGATCTCTCTTTGGGCTCCTATGCTGCTGGGTTGCTTACTGAAATTTCCAGCAATGTTGACGAATATATAGTAAAATTAAAAGAAGAAGATGACAAGTCCGACAAGTTTGATTACACCCCAGTAATCGATAATTTAATTAGTGCTTCTGAAAACATGTCAGAATTAATAATCGGGTATAACAAGATGGTTCCAATTTTTGAAGAACTCACAGAGGCAACTGAAAAGACCTTCTTAATCGCCGGCGGCTATTCTGTCACAGAGTACAGAATAATAGTGCAAGATTTGGAAAAGGAAACAATGGACTTTCTAACGGGAATTTTTAACGATAATTTCGAGCCTTTAAGTGTATTTTTCGAAGATTTAGACAAAACTATTGATTTAAATTAAATTTTTATCTCTAATTATAGGAGAGGGCAAATAAATGGCATCAGGTTATTCACCAAGACTACCAGTTACCAGAAATCTGGACGATGGTTATACATTAACGAAAACTTTGGAGCAGGTGGCAACTCAAAATTTAAAACACCTAATTCTAACAAATCCCGGTGAAAGAATAATGGATCCCGAATTTGGCGTTGGAATAAAGAAATTTTTATTTGAAATGAACGATGAAGAAGTCGACTATCAAATTAGTGCTAAGATAAAAGAGCAAGTTTCGAAATATCTTTCCTACATAAACATCTTGGGAATTCAATTCCAAAGATCGCCCGACAATGAAAATTCGATTTACATGAGGATAGCCTATAAAATTCCCACACTCACAAAAGCTATAAATGCGGATTTCTCTGTTTCGTCTCCCTGAGAGAACTATTTATATCATAGGAAACTAACAAATGGCAAAAACCAAAAAAACAACACCAATTAAATATACTAGCCGCGATTACAGTAGCATTCGTCAGGATCTTCTGCAATTCGCAAAAAGATATTATCCGGAGTCTTTTCAGGATTTCAATGAATCATCATTTGGCTCTTTGATGGTGGATACGGTAGCTTATGTGGGCGATATTTTATCTTTCTATTTAGATTATCAGACAAACGAATCGCTTTTAAATAATGCCATAGAGTATAATAATGTAGTCCGCCTCAGTCGACAATTGGGATATAAATACCAAGGGAAGGCAACATCATCGGGCGTTGTAGCACTATACTGCATAATCCCGACAAACAGCATTGGCCTTGGTCCGGACGCATCATATTTGCCAATTTTAAAGAAAAATTCAGAAATTAAATCCAAAAATGGTGTTTCTTTTTTACTGGAAGAAGATGTTAGATTTGATAATCCCAATAATGAAATTGCGGCCGCCAGAATAAATAGCTCAACTGGTACTCCAACATCGTATGCCATAAAAGCATACGGGAAGGTGATATCCGGAGTCTTATCAGAAGAGACTGCAACAATCGGAGAGTTTGAGAGATTTAGAAAAGTTGAATTGTCATCAAGAAACATTTCAGAAATTCTTTCGGTTGTCGACCTTGAGGGAAATGAATATTTTGAAGTCGGCTATCTATCTCAAAATGTTATTTTTAAGGATGTAACAAATCGAGGAATGGATAAGGATGGTGTTCCGTCAATCTTAAAGCCGTTCGTGGTACCGAGAAGATTTACAGTAATCCAGGAATTTGGCAAAACAACGCTTCAATTTGGCTATGGCTCAGATTCAGAACTATCAGAGCCTTCCATCGCAGAGCCTTCAAATGTTGTGCTTAAAATGCATGGTAAAGATTATATTTCTGATTTTACTTTTGATCCTTCAAAGTTGTTAAGTACGGATAAATTTGGGGTCGCGCCATCAAATACAAGGCTTATTATTAAATACAGAACAAACAGCTCCCGAAATGTCAATGCCGCCGCTGGATCCGTAACAAAGGTGGCTAGGCCAATTATCGAGTTTAACAACCCGCAGATCTTGAATGCCCCAACAGCCAAGTCAGTGCGCACCTCGATCGAATGTTTCAACGAGAATCCGATTACTGGAGATGTTAATCCAGTC